CTTTTTTTTTGCAAATGGCGAAAACAACGCCCATAAGGGAATGATTTGAATGAAAATTGCGATTTGTGACGATGATAATTTACGAATTGAGATTTTCAAAAGTAGCATTGACCGATATCTAAAAGAGCATGGTGATGGTGGATATACATTAACCACCTACACCAGCGGAAAGCCTTTGATCGACGATGTTTCAGATGGTGAATGGTATGACATTATAATTCTTGATGTCTCCATCAACGGAGAAAATGGCATAGAGATTGCCAAAAGATTAAGAAAAATCGGATACTATGGAAATATCACTTTTTGGACCAAACACAAAGAATATGTATTTGATGCACTTGATGTGCTACCGGTTCATTACATCATTAAAGGATCTGAGCATGGAAGAATGTATTCAGTTGTTGAGCAAACTCTTGAAAATATCCGTGAAAAAACGCTTACTATCAAGAACAAGGACTACTTTCACAGAGCTGAATTCCGGCATATTGAATACATCGAAAGCCAGAACAAATACATAATGATCCATTGCACGTGCGGAATATCACACAAGGAGCGAGGAAAGCTCAATGATATCGAAAAGAGTCTTGACGGAAGATTTTTGCGCTGCCACCAGAGCTATATAGTTAATATGGACGAGGTAAGCGAAGTAAGCCATTTTTTTACGATGGTATCTGGCGCGATCGTCCCGATCAGGCAAAGAGAACTTGCAAAAATAAGAGAAAAATATGAAAACTACGCCATTGGAGGGAGATAAAGCATGAGCGAAGAAAAAACCAAGAAGTGCAAACATTGCAAGATGGACATTCCAAAAGATGCAAAAATATGTCCACATTGTAGAAAGAAACAAAAAAGTGGAATATTAAAATGGGTTGTATTAATACTTATCATAGGAGTGGTTATCGGTGCTGTCACAGGCGAAAGTGATTCGGAATCAGATAAAAACACAGCAGCCACTACTTCTACAGAAAAGAAAGAAGCTGCTACCAAACAAAAAGAAGAAGCTACACCAATCGAGTACACTACTGTTTCCGTGAATGACATGATGGATGCCCTTAATAATAACGCTATGGGAGCGTCTGACAAATATAAAGGTAAATACCTCGAGATTACCGGAAAGCTCACAAACATTGATGCAGCCGGAAAATATATTGATCTTATGGCTGATGGAGATTTTGAGATTATTGGAGTTCAGTGTTACATCAAAAACGACGACCAGAAAGCTAAAATAGCATCTATGTCAAAAGGTGACACTGTTACATTGAAAGGAAAATGTACGGATGTCGGAGAAGTACTTGGATATTCTCTTGATATTGACGAGATAGAGTAGATAACGCGGCTCCTGCTTAACGGCAGGGGCTGTTTTTGTACAAGGAGGAAAGTCATGGCAAAAAGAAAAAAATACCCGAAGTTGCCGAATAGCTTTGGCTCTATCCGCTATCTCGGTAAGGGACGAAGAAACTGCTATGCAGTGCACCCACCGGCAACGATTGACGCAACAGGAAAAGCGATCCGTCCACCTGCAATCTGCTACGTTGACGACTATCTGAAAGGATTCGCTGTCCTGACAGCCTACAAAGCCGGGACGTACAAACCAGGTATGGAAAAAGAACTTGAGATTGCCCCTACAACGGACACAGACACCCTTATAGGCCGTATTTTGTCGGACTACAATACATTTAAGGGCACAGAGGAAAAACACCCAGAAACGCACAAATTGACGTTCTCAGAGGTATATGAAAAATTCATGGCATGGAAGTTCCCGAAAGACACTGATCTGTCGAAGTCTTCAAGGAACGCATACCACTGCGGCTACCTTAACAGCAAGCCCCTGTATGACCGTACATTTGAAGATTTGAAGGCGCCGGACCTGCAAAAGGTTATTGACGACTGTCCGCTCAAAAAGCAGAGTTTGAACACGATCCTGATGCTTTTTAAACAGATGTATAAATTCGCAATCTATTCGGAGATAGTCACGGAAAACAAAGCACTGTACGTTTCTGTCAAAGCAAAAGACGACGTCGAGCATGGAACCCCGTTTTCCGATATGGAACTTCAGACGCTCTGGCAGAACGCCGACAATCCGGAAGTACAGCTCATTCTAATCATGTGTTACTCCGGCTGGAGAATCGGCGAAGTCCTGAAGCTTACGACTAATCTTGAAGAAGAATACTTTCAAGGCGGCATTAAGACCGCAGCCGGAAAAGGTAGGGTCGTTCCAATCCATCCAGCCATATATGAGTTTGTGAAGAGCAAGGTCCTGACGCAAAACGGCAGGCTCTATATCTATTCTCAGACGCAACACCGAAACGCCCTGTTCTACCCTACACTGGAACGGCTGGGGATAATCGGCAGCCCGAAGCACACGCCGCACGATTGCCGACACACCTTTTCTGCGCTATGCGAAAAATACGGCGTCCGGGAGAACGACCGGAAGAGAATGTTGGGACATTCATTTGGGAACGATGTTACGAACGCAGTGTACGGTCACAGAACACTGGAAGAACTCCGGGAAGAAATTGAAAAGATAAAAGTCCCATTTGTGACTAACTGTGACTAACAGTTTCTGTTTTTATCGTTTTTAAACCGTCTTAATCATTTTATCAAAAGTCTGAAAAGCTTTGATTTTGCTGGCTTTTCCGCATTTTACAAGGAATTCTGCAAAAGTATTTTCATTATTCTAATTTTAATGAAACTTTTCGAAAATCCTTTGTTTATGCGGCATTTCAGACTTCGTTTGTGACTAATTTGTGACTAACCAGAAAATTCTTATCATTCCGAATTTTATTTAATACAATGTAAAGAAGCCCCAAGGATTAACTCCAAGGGGCTTAAATTTTATACTTTTTCGATATCTTTCGCAGCCACAAATCCGTAGTACTTGCCTGCAATGCGGACATAGTGCCATGAAGCACCGTTTGTTGCTTTCTGAGTGAAATTCATCACGTCAACAAGGTTGCCTCTCACAAGCTTAGGCCATTTCTTAATAGACGGATAGTTGCCACCGGCCCACGTGCGTACAACCGTAGATGCCGCAGATACTTTTCCGACAAAGAGACGCTGCGTCTTGTTCTGCTTGTTGGTGATTGTAGTCGGTTTGTTTTCAGCTCCGTCAACTTGCAAATACTTAGTTGCCGCCCATCCGATGCCGATTCCTGCAACTTTGACTTTCGTCCACATACCGGATTTCTCACCGTTAATTTCTACGCGATTTCCCTTGTTGATCTGTCCGAGAACATATCCGTTTGGTGTCTCGCGGATGTACAGGTCGTCAACCGTGGATATGGCTGTGCCGGTTGCTTTCCATGTCTCTGTAGAAGTTTTCTCATCTCCCCATGTAATCCAGATATAGCCGTCGATTACCGGATCACTGCGAAGATAACGTTTATTTCGGCAGGATCCGCCGTTTGCAATCACGCCTGTCGCACTGGAAGTGTTACCCTCATTGGTGTATACATATGTCTTGCTGAAAGTGCGGACAGATCCGATATGAGAGCCATCACGGAAGATAACAAGTGCTCCATCTTTTGGCGTGCTGTGCCATGTACCATTTTTCTTCGCCCAGTTGGTGATTGACACACAGTTGTAAAATCCACCGCCCATGATCTGCAATGCTCTTGTGATTCCCAGAACATTCACTAGCTTCCAGAACTGATATACCGCGCACCAAGGTTGTGCCTGACACCCCGGTTGTCCCCAGAAATTTACATCTCGGGCAAATTTGGTATAATTGTTGTATCCGGCATTTTTCTGGAAATCATCAAGATAAGCGTTTGTGCGTTTTTCCAGATATGGTTTATTGCCGCCATTGTTTGCATAATAATCACCGAGTTCTGTGAATTTTTGTAATTTTGTTTTACTCACTATTGTCTCTCCTTTCTGGTCAGAATCTCTATAATCTTTGTAGAACACGTCCATATCTACATTTCCATTAATCCCCGAGACTTTTCCTTTGCTGGAATACTGCCAGCCTACGCCGACATTCGGACGTAATCTTTCCTGTACAGAACCGTTGTCGTTAGCCGAATAACGAGCAATCCAACAATCATACTGTTTCAGAGCATCTGACAGAACATTATTGTACCAATCCAGATTGCAGTAGATACCGACCTTATAACCGGCTTTTTTAATTCTGGTCAGAAATGCTACTGCAATATTCTCGATAGCCTGTTTCCCAAAGCTTCTCTGTTGACTCCATTCGAGGTCATAGAATACCGGAAAATCAAGTCCACGACCACCAAGAACGGAAAGTACGTCCTCAGCTTCGTCAATCGCCTGTGCCGGTGTTAAAGCATAACTGTATTTGTACCCACCGATAAGAATTCCATTGGATTTACAGCCTTTGTAGTTATGCTCAAAAGACGTATCAATTCCAGATTTCTGATGAATTCTCAATATCGCAAACTTGATTCCAGAATTTTTAACTTTCGTCCAATCAGGTTTCCCTTGAAAAGATGATACGTCAATACCTTTGATTTCTGCCATAATATCATCACTCCTTCTTAAAATTCACTGAACTGCAAGACAATAAATGTTGCATCGGTGCTGTGTGTTGCAGCTGTAGTATTAATAAAACTTACATTGAGTTTGCCAGCAACAGCCGAACAGCTTGCAGGTGTAAGCCATCCACTTGCCAGATACACCGGAACGAATACAGTTGCTCCATCGGCAACGTTAAATGCTGTGGTTATGGTTCCTGTAGATGCTCCGCTTGCAGTAGATGGAGCTTTAAATTTAACCGTTGTGGCTGCCAATAATTTCAATCCAGAAGATACACCGAAAAGCCCTTTTACCTGCGCCACGGTTGTTTTCTTTGCCACATTTCCCGTAGCCCCCAAAAAGTAATCTGTATCTGCCGGTGCTGTATTCTCTGGAAGATCTGTTACCGTCTTACCGGTCACAGTACCATCCACAGTATCTGCCATGAGTGACTGCTGCACTGCCTTTTCAATCTCTGCCACATGTTTCTCATCAATCAGGTTCCTGCAGTCCTCAGCAGCTTTGGATGCGGTCTCAGCTGCCTTATTTGCAGTATTAGCTGCAGTACTTGCGCTCGATGCCGCAGTATTCGCACTGGAAACTGCCTTGTCTGCATTCGTCTTTGCATCCTGTGCCGCTTTTGTGGCATCCTCACAGGCTTTCAGAGCTGTACCAACTTTTTCATCAATATGATTGTCGATGACTTCCCCTCCGGCCTCGTCGATCTGATCTACCATATCTTCATAGGTTGCCATACGTTTTACATCACCCGGAGAAAAGCACTGGTAGATTGCTTTTCCGTCCGATGCATGAGGATCTCCTTCCGTCACCACAGCAGTCTCAGCCGTGCGGAGTTTCTGAGGATCAAATTTGTTGTACGGACCATGTCTCATTGTTATTGCCATGTTAGTTACCTCTCATTTCTTTGACTGCCTGTTTCAGGGATTCAATTTCTTCTTTCTGCTGTTTAATCATTGCAAACATTGCCGGGATCATAATACGCTCGTTCCAGTTCTCAGGCTTTCCGTCTACGTGGTCAACTGCCAAAGGGAAATATTGGTCAACATCATCGGCATTGAACATCGGAAAATCTATTCCTACGCGTTCATCATGCTCGTCAAGATAACCGTCTTTGTATCGTGCCATTATTGGTTTGATATTGTACAGGTTGTCAATAAATTCTTTAGATAGTTCTGCTCCAAGAATTTTATAGCGTTCGGAAGAAGAACTAAATTTGGATAATTGGAAAGTATTCATGTTGATGTAACAGTTGTATCCAGTTGTGACTGTTGGATATTTGTGCAATGTAATGCCGCCGCGGAAATCCACTTCTTTATAATATGTTGCATAAGTATCATATTGGTCTGGAGTATTCGCTATATTCACTACATTTTTTATTTCAATGCTATCAAGATGCACATCCCCCCCGTTATTGCAAGAAAAGTTTTCAGTTTCAAGAGTCTCAAAGGTTCCGTCAAAATAATTATCGTTTTCATTATTTATGGAAATTCCAAATCCTTCAAATTCTATTCCTGTGATGCTTCCATCTTCTTCATCCAGTTCCAAACCGCCAGAAACTGGAGTTATAGAACCATCGAGAATCCTAATTGCCGAATATTCTATTGTGTTCCCTGCTAATATGTCAGCGTAGTCTACGGGGTCTTTGTAAACAATGATTTTCCCATCTTGTATTAATGTAGTTGTCAATCCCTTATCATTGTAAAACTGTAAACCATTGTTAGATAATGTTGATACGAGCTTACCTTTTGCGTCATAAGCTTTTAATACCCCATTCCCGTTACCCACACCGCCCAGACTTAGTGTTCCGCCGTAAGCCCAATCCCAGTGAATACCGATCACGGAAAGGATATTGAGTGCCGCATTGCCGTCACTGTCGAATCCTGCTTTCCAGACTGTGGTGGAGTCCTTGCCAGTGTAGTTCCGAGTTACGAAGAAACCATCAATACCGGATTTGTAGACGATTTTAGACTCGGACAGTTTTGGTTTGTCATGCCGGTACACAATCACAGAACCGTCGTCCTGGATGATTTTTGTCTCGTGGAAACCTAATGTGTTGGCTGCAAGCTGGCTCATCTGCTGGACCACAAGATCATATGCAGACATTTCCTGATCGGTGTAATTCCGGGCAGCAATCACTGCTTTGATATAATCTGAATTATAAGCAATTTTGCTGCTGTTTCTCAGTGGACTGTCTGCACTACACTTCAGGGACGTTTTTCCGTTGAATCGGTATGTTATGTCTGTCAATATTGACTGATATGTGTTTCCATTCTGATCAATGACGTAACAGATATCCCCAAACTCTGCAAGCGGATAGCCTATATATTCTCCCGAAAAAGCTCGGAATTTGAAACCGTTAATCAGTTTTCCAATCGCATTTACCGCACTCTGCTCATTTCCTTTTGCAAGCTGGTTCTCTATGCTCAGGATATATCCCTCTTCGCCGCAGAGGCGTATTTTTCCTGCCGTATCGGTAATCTGTATTCCGGTTATGACTACATCATCTGCATCCGTCTGTGGCGGTGAAAGAAAATCATAGAACATGTGAAAATCGTCCATTGATAAAAATGTCCCAGAATCGAACACATCGCCCGAAGAATAATCATCGAAATTTCCACCGTCAATGTTGTCTCCGTCCACATAGGACTCCGTATTTTCACTATTGTCAAAACTTCCTCCATTACCTGCGCCTTCTCGTTCAAATACTGACAGATCATATGAGCAGATCTGCAAATAACCATTTCTATCAACCTTGGCATATCCACCGGCAATCATTGCTGCCTGTGCCAGCACCTCACGACAACTTATATTTTCCGGTTTTGTTTTGACGGAAAAATTACTGTTTTTGAAAGTTGCTGAACCTAGTGGAAGGCCACATTGCGCGCAACATTCTCTTACCATCTCACCCAATGTTGTCGGAAATACCAGCTGTGTGGAATAACTTGTATTGGCTCTATACATATCATCCACGGCATGCACCGTGATAGTTGCACCATAAGTTTCTGGGGTTGTTACTGTGAATTTTCCCAGATATATGATTTCTTCAGTTCCAGAATCCAATTTAAAATGTAACTGCAGTTGGATAGTGGCCATGTAAAAGCTATAACTCTCAAATCTCTGATCCTGATTTTTAATTTCCATTGAGAAAGCTTGTCCAATTGCCACGCCTAACGGAAAGCTGCTACTTTCGGCTCCATCCGTCAGTTCATTTCCGCTGATTGTAAGATCGCGTTCCGTAAGATTTACCATTCGACCATCAGAAAACAGTATGCTTGCTGATGGCTTGAAGTTTGTCCTCCGGCGCATTGCTTTTCGAAATTCCACACTTGCATTTATCATAACGGGTTCACTCCTATAATATTGAAGCTTAATTTATCATACCTTTCTTCAGATGTTTTCCATGTCCCGACGCTTAAACTTCCTTTTCCTACATAGAATTCGTCCGTTCTCCATTTGCCATAGTGTGCCGAAAGATACCTCATATCAAAAACTTCCCCCTTACCTACAATTTGAAGAATCTGCGACATTTCTTGTAGAGTAAGGTTCGTCGCTTCATATGAGTAAGACTCCACCGTAAAAAGTGGCGTAATAATTGCAGTGCCATTCATATTTCTATCGGAATCGTCTGTATAGGTAGTCTCGAAATTAATTCCGAGATTTCCTGAATCTGGCTGTTTTATTTCAATTCCATTGAATAATATTTTTTCCTGTTTCATGCTTCACCTCTTACGCCAGTAAAAACGGATTTCTGCCAGTACGGTCCTGACTAAGCCTTCCTTCTTCAAGTACTAACTCAAAGATGGTCTTTCCCTTAGCCTGCGCAGATATATTATAGACATTTCCGCTGTTCTGCTGATGCCTTGCAAACGCATCATCAATGATCTCTCTGATAAGCCCCTCTGGTGCCTCAATGTTGTTTCCCTGCTTTTGGTCGCCTAACACAGCCAGAAATTCACTTCTAGGTGGGATAACCGCACCTTTTGCCAGATATGGAATAGTTCCAATATTTGGAATATTGAATCCGTTAAATCCCCACCACGAGCCGCCAATTTTGGGAACCCAATCAGGAACTGTTATCTTGAAACTAATTCCATTAATTTTGTTAATCAAACTATTAATAATGCCTAATATGGCATTGAATCCACCAATAATTGCATTCAACGGAGATTTTACGATGGAAGCAAGACCTTGCCATACTCCAGAAAAAATCTGCTTAACGCCTTCCCACGCTCTCTTCCAATCACCTGTGAAGACTCCAACGATCAAATTAATCAAACCATCGAAAACCTTCCTAATACTATTCACAATATTTTTCACATTTCGAAAGAAAGCATTGAGGACGTTCCCGAAGACTCCAAATTGTTTCGTCCAGTCATTAGAAAATGCAGATTTTAGCCAATTTCCAAAAAGCACAAATACATTTTTAATTTCTGACCAGATTCCTGTAGCAGTTTGCAAAATATCTCTGAAGCAAGCAGCGATACCGGCTGCCATAACCTTAAAAAAGCCAACAACCGCAGTCCATACATCTTTAGCCACGGCTTTGATGGTGTCCCAGTTTTTATACAGAAGTACACCAGCGGCAATAACTGCGCCGATTGCAATTATTACAAGCCCACCTGGTCCAATAGCCGTCGCAATCGCAGACAATCCACCCATGATTCCACCTGAACCAGTCATTAATGCTATAAGACCAACTATTCCGTCTTTTAAAATTCCGACAAACCCCATTATGCTCGTTATTGCTTCACCGATTTTCGCTGCCGCAAAAGCTCCAATCAGAGCTGTACCGAATGCTTCAATGATTGATTGGTGATCTGCGAAAAATCCTACCAATCCTGCCACTAGATTAATAATTGTCGGAAGTCCTGTCTCAATAACCCATTTGAGCATGGGGAGTATGACATTGGTATAAATTCCACTAAGCACATTTCCAATAGCCTCCGCAATTGGAGCATAGTTTGCAGTCAGATTCTTGATAGATTCCAACAATGGATAAAAATTCAAATTCGCCGCCCACTTGGCCGTGGCTGATGCGATTTTTTCAACGAACTGCAATACTGCCACAAGTTCATTTGCAATGTTCTGTATGATCTGCGTTCCAACATTGTTCTTATTCCAAGCATCAGCGAAACCAGATGCGATATTCCCGATAGTCTTAAGCACGTTCTGGGCAATTCTCAGCATGGTAGTAAGCATTGTTGTACCTGTGCCATTTGTCCAGACCTCTACAAGGCTCTTACCTACACTCTTAGCAAGTTTTGCAATTCCTGACAAAGCAATGTTCGCCGCGTTGATGGTATTCTTACCCTCTTTTTTCCATGCATCCTGAAATGGTTTCCAAAGCTTCTTGAGCAGATCAGCAAGTTTCTTTGCAGAATCGCTAATCTTGTCAAGTGCAGTTTCACCTTCTGCAAGATTGCCGTAGTCCACATTTCCTACTGAACTCGGAAGACCACTGTTACCTGCTCCACCGCTTCCGCTAGATGAAGATGGCGTGGAAGATGAATTGCTGCCAGTAGATGTGGCTTTTTTAATTTCATCAAGCGATGAAAGATAGCTTTTTGTTTCCTTATTCGCTTTTTTTGTGGCTTTTGCATTGTCGTTCGTGGCATCCGCCATTTTCTCTGCATTATCCGCAGCCTGTCCATACTGGTCCGCTGTATCTGCGATCGCACCTGCTCCGGCAAGCCCTGCACCACTTCCACTTGTCTGACCAGATGATTTCTTGCCAGTAATAAGCTCCGTGAAGCTTTTAAATGCATTCGCTAAAGTTGCCAGTTTTCCTAGTAAGATGTTAATGACTTTCAGAACAGGTGTGAAAATATTAATCAATCCCTGTCCGACTGTTGCCTTGAGAGATTGTAGCTGCAACTGCATCACTCGCACCTGATTCGCCCATGAGTCAGATGTTCGAATGAAATCACCAGATGCAGCCGATAACTGTTTCTGCATAAAAGCCAGACGGAGAGCTACTTTCTCCTGTTCAGTCATGGCGGATGTTGTTTTACCATATCCGTTCGCCAGTGCGTACTGGTCTAGTGCCGACTGGGTCATTACCACGCCGAGATCTTTGAGCGTTTCCGTTTCACCCGTAAACACTGATTTCAGTTTGATATAAGCCAGGTCCTGACTGATATTATAAAATGATGCTACGTCACCAGTCAGCTGTGTTAGAGCCGTTGACATGTCATAAGCCTGTGTTTCTGAGAATCCGAACGACTTTGACATTGCCCCGAATGTACCAACATACCGCTTTGCCATAGTCTCCGATAGTCCGGCGCTGGTCATAGCATTCTTTGCAAATTCGTTTACCTTGTCAGACATGGTTGTAAATGTAACATCAACCACGTTCTGAACTTCTGCGAGGTCGGAACCAAGTTCTATAGACTCTTTACCAAATTGAATTAGCTTGCCAACAGCAAAAGCAGAGCCAACCAGAAATCCGATTCGCTTTACTATCGTTCCTAATCCTTCAAACTGGCGACCTAAAAGATTTACTTTTCGACTTGCGCCGGAAATGTCCATTTTATTAAATGAGTTAGAAACCGTAGTACCTGTTTTTTTTGCCGAATTCCCCATTTTGTCCATAGAGTTTTCGACTTTTTCTGATTTTTGCTGTAAAGATTGAAACGAATCTTCTAGTTTTTCAAATCCATCGTGAAATATGCTATTAATATTTGCATTTATTTCTTTGACCGAGTTTGCTAAATCTTTAAATGCCGCTTGAACTTCTTTGACACCAGACGATATTCCGTCAGTATCTATTCTAGTATCAATGATAATTGAGCCATCAGCAGCCATACATTCACCTCCTAACTATTTGAGGTTCAACATCTCATTCAGCGCATCCTTGTACGCTTGCTCTTCTTCGCTGAGACGTGTTTTCATATCAATAATGTTCTTATTTTCTTGATAGAATTTCTTTTCCCATTTATCGAGTTTTTCGCCCTTTGCCTTTTTTGAACGAATTCCAACCACTGTATTAAAAAGGCATTCACCAGATTCCATAAAGTACCCGAAAAACGTCCACCAGTGCATATAAGGCACTGCTCTGATTTCTTTCCCAGCAACTTTATTTACAGCCGGTACGATCATATCCCCATCCTGCTCCCAGTCCATTAAACGGGGCTTCGGGCGATTCGGATTATCGTCCGACTGTCCACAGTCGATGAATTCTGATGCTTTCTGACAGGCTTCAGATAAGTGTTCCGCCGGAATACTCTGCCAGTCCTCAAACAGAATCTGTAACATAACAACTGCTTTTGCCTGCTCGTCCAGTTCCGGGTCATTCATGGCAATTAGAATGTCAATGATTGCTCGAAAATCCGTTCTGATAGAAAAATCCACCCCACTGATGTTGAGTGAGGTGGGAAGCTCATAGGCGGTCATTTTGTATACTTCTCCGTATACTTATTGACTGCTGCCTGCATTTTTTTCTTTCTCTTTTCGATTTCCGGTGCAATTGCTTCTGCGATCTTATCAAGAACAATGTAAGCGAACACTTGACCATTACCAAATACAGTGGTTGCCGTGATCGGCTCTTTGAACAGATCTTTTGATGCTTCATATCCGAGCAGGTAGTTGATTTTGTCTTCAATCTGTTTATTGAGTTCAGCCATCTCTTTACCGGAAGTGACTTTCTGAATGGAATCTTTGAGCTGCTCAAAATATTCTGTCAGTTCTTCTGCACGTGCTGCTACATTAATGTCCGTCGGATTAAGTTTGAAAGATGAAAAAACTTCGTCTTCGTTATTTGTGAATGTAAAAATGAGAATTCCATCATCAATTTTGGTGTTAATTATTTTTGCCATTTGGCGTGCCCTCCTTGTATATGTGCTTATTCGCTGTCAGCTGTGAATGTACCGGAACTGATATCAAATTTTCCTTTTACACGTTCTCCAACATAGTTCACGGTAAATGGAATCTGATAGCCAGATGTGTCTCCACCGTAGGAGGTCGGCACAACATAGCAATCCTGCTGATATGCTTCATACTTGCCTGCCGTAGCTTCTGTCCAGAGATGGACTTCAACTGCTTTTGTCTTGAGGTTATCGTCTTTGAGACGTCCGTCTACAATCTTCTGTAACGCCGTGAATAGGTCAGAAGTGGTATCTGCATAAAATGGATCGGCATCAGAAGATACCTCATAGCCGTTATGTTTAAATGTGGATTCTCCAAGAATGTTTTTAGATGTTTCGGTATCCGGGTTGAGTTCGATGTTGTACTCTTCCAGGTCCTTTCCAAGACGCTCATATTTTGGTGTCAGCCCTCCGCACAGAGAACCTGCATCAATATAATGAGCCATGTATTTACGGTCAATCTTGCCTGTAACTGCCATAGAAATGTCCTTTCTGCCTATAACTTTTAAAAGGCTGTGTAGGTTAGCGACTATCTCCAATTGATAGCCGGTTGTTACTTGTTATATTACTTCGTAAGTATTTTCGTAGCGCACTGATAATGGTAATAGCCAGTCCTGCACGCCACTCTCCTGCGGCTCTAAACCATAGGAATTATCACGGGTTATACGTTTTATCACTCGCCCCTGTGAAAGCTCTGGAAAAGCATTTAAACGTGTTTCAGAGCCATTTATAGTAACTGGTTCCCGGCATATCCATTTACCGAGACTGTCCAGAAACTTCTGAACAGATAACTTCTGCCGTTCTTTGTCGGATGCCGTGCGGTAAACCACATAGAATGGATACTGGCATACCTGATGCATTACTCCGCATACATCTTCTTTTTCTGAATAAATCAACGCCCCGTTGTCTGCTGAGAACGCAATTCCCGATTCCTTACCGAGTTCCTCAAATTTGATTGTTTCATTTTCGTATAGCCCTGGATACTGGTTCAGAAGTGCTTTCATGGCATCTGTCAGAATCTCATATCCAGTTGCATCTTTTCCGATAGGCTTATCTGCCATGTCGTCCACCTCCTGCTTGTGCTTTTACTTTGCGAATCCACGTACTGCCGTATTGTCGTTTAGCGGCATCAAACCAATGGGATTGTGCTTGTGGGTGCGCCTGTCTGGTGTATTCAAGATTCTCTTTTGCTGCTGTCTGACCGGAATACTGGCTAACAAGTACTTTTTTTGCTCCACGTCTTGCGTAGGGACTTCCAGTTGCTTCATCAACCATTCCTTTACTTTCGTAGAGAAATCGTCCATAAGGAGCAGCCGCAGCACACACAAATCCAGTTCCTTGCAAGGATGTACTCTCAACTCTTGTTCGATTGATAAAGTCCCCTGTAATCATCGGCATAAACGGTACCATACTATCCATGACCATTCCATCAAGGAGATACTGGGCTTCCTGGTACTGCCTTGAAAAACGACTCATATTCAGATTAACTTTCATGTCTCCATCAACGATAGAAAAACCTTTAAAATGCTTTGTTCTGCTCATGCTATTTACCAAGAATTTCAAAGTGTGGAATCATGCTGTACGGTCCACCCACGCTTGTGATTTTGAATACATTGTCTTTATTTTCATTCATGTACTGATAGAATCCATTTCGGTAATCACTTTCAGCGACTGTTCCACCAGTCCACTCACCCTCCCAGAAGAACGATTCATCTGAGAATGTAATCGTATCCTCCAGAGCGTTGTTAATCTGCTGCTTCCACTCTTTAGGCGGCACCCATGGAAGAATCTTACCGTCTTTATCAGCAATGGTTATATCACCGTTCTGGACAGTATAACGAACGTGTAACTGTGCGTTGTCAGTTGCATCTGGTCCGTACTTTTTAAGGATTGCCCCTTTGTCCGTAATGAGGTCAACGCCGGATAAAACATGAGGATACCAGTACGCATCTCCAGTTGTTTTGCTTTCGTAATAGTTGAAAACTGTTACTGTTTTGCTATACATGATACCCTCCTATCCTTCACATATTGCTTTTGAAAATCTATCGTGGAACGCTTTAATTCTAACAATATTACCCTTGCACTCTTCCGGTACTTTTCCGTAGAAAATAATACTTTCTGGATACAATCGTTCAATCATAGCATTATAGCCAGATAAGAATAGGCGTTTTTTGCCTAAACTGTTCATGCATCCAACCGAACTTACTGCAACCGTTCCACCCTCTGGCTCACCGTCAAAACACCATTCGTAAGAATCTGGCATACTCCATGAGATTGTCGGAATCACATGGCATCCGTATTCTTGCAGATATGCGCCAATCCAATGTTTGCGATAATGGTTGTATATCTGGATTGCTTTAGGGAAATCGGTGTAGGTGCTGAAATCCGGTGTCAAAACATATCGAAATCGGCTCAGTTTATCAACATACCTGTCTGGATTCCTCCATAATGCGTCAAATTGGTAATCATCTAAGAAGAAATGAACAGCTTTCTCTTCTGGATTACTGCATTTACCTCTGGCGTAATTAAATCCGACAAATTCGCAGTTGCCCTCGAATGTCTCAGGTTCTATCTGCGGTATACCGTATTCGCCAACTCCAGGGAAGATGCGGCGGTTCAGATTTTCATAGGCTATGCTGGTTGATTTATCTGCCATAGGTTATCTCTTTCTTTTCATGGCTCTGGTCATAAGCCTGTTTCTTCTCGCTGTCTTCCTGTATGCCGAATTATCTTTAAGGCCCATACCAAGTTCATAATCTGGTCTGTTCATGTGCTCTATTTCTCTGGCTTTCTCTGTTTTATTCCAGCTAGATACACTCATTTTCTTTACAGTGGCACCGTTGGATTCTACTCTTTTGCGAAACTCAGACGCAGACATGTTTAATGGCGTTTCTTCGATATTCCCGCCTATACCGCGCTGGAAATAGTTCTGCTTACCTTTTTTTGTAAACTTATATTCTGTTGTTTTTCCATTCATAGTTACAGAAAATGCAGTTTCTTTTGCTCCGCCAATTCCACTGCTTCCACCACGTCCACCCATAAAGTCACTCTTTCTGCACTGTCTGCTTAATAACCTGATTCACGCCAGTAGCCGACAATCCGTTAAACATACCAACCGCAACTGCTGTGATATAATCCGATGCCGGAAAATCCGGGATAACTCCCATTCCGACTGCTCCGAGAATCCCACCAACAACCGCCATGATTACTGGAATCCATTCATCGGAAATTCTTTTTGATGCCTTACAGCCCATTCCTACGATGTAACAGATCATAACGATTGCTACGCATGAGCCTAATGTTGAAATGTCCATTATTGTCACCTCACATTAATTTAAGTTCATTGAATACTTTAAAAATTTTCGGTGACTGAATAGCAAACCAGTCAACCGTAGTTTCGTCATGTCCGAACTGCTCCGTATGTTGCCAGTTGCACTGCAATCCGCTTTCCGACAAGAACGCATGAATAATTTCATGTCTCAACTGCTTTTTCTGCAAGGAATCAAAATTGCCAACGTTATTTGCATTGTCTGTTCTGATAACAATTTCTTTTGATGTATTGTCTGTGTAGCCATCAATATCTGCATTTTTAAGTTCTTTCGGAATGATTTTGTAAACCGTTCCGAGAACATTAATATTACATTCCTGCATATAAAATCGGTATCCCTTCATCCGTCCTTACTCCCATCAGAAGCGGCAACGCTGTCTTAAGAAGCAAGTCGTTCGTTTTCTTCACATCTCCGGCGGCGGCATACACTGCACTCCATTCCTTTGCGCCCGATGCTTTCTGCTGAGGCGTTGCGTAAGAGATGGATTCACTGCCGGATGATACAGATGTTACAATGCCTGTTGAGATGTTCCCGACATTTGTGTCGGTCACACTTGCTGATGCCTGATTAATAGCATTCTTTTCAGCAAGTTCAATCTGATACATTAATTCAGCTAATGAACAAACTGCCTTTTTGATACGTTTCTGTGAGCGTTCATTTGTCGGCAGTCCATCCATCAGCCTGTCAAACGTCATCGTGTCCACAAAATCACTGGCTCTTTCTGCCAGTCGTGGAAAGTCAGCTTCTGGCACGACTGAACCGAAATATGAAGTTGTATAAAAATCATAATCTGCATAAGCCATGCCAGTTACCTCCTGATCAATCTACAGGTTTCACAGGAAAAGCCATTTCTCCTGAAACCATTTCCACTCCATCACCCGAAATGATGATTTTCTGGTGCGGGTTGCAGTTCTTCTGAAACCATTCAACCGCTGTTTTCATAGCTTCTTTAAAATCTTTCATATCGATTTCCATAGCTGCTCCTTATCATTTTGCTGTTACAGTTGCGTGTCCGGCGCTCAGTGCCTTATAGGTACTGTCACACTCAACCACTGTGATTACCTGCCCTGTTGTTGCGGTAATGTCAGATTCGCCATCCCACGCGCTCCAGTTCTTCACATTCTGTCCGTAGTCTACGGCAGTCTCAGAAGATGCAACTTTGTACTTGTACACATTTCCTGCGCTTGCTTTTGCCGGAGTAATGGTTACTTTAGTATCTCCACTCTTGCTTCCTGCTGCGGAGTTTACAGTGAGAGTTCCAAGTGTCTGAGTTGCGTTGATAGTTCCAACAGCAATAGCGTCAATATACTCTGCAAAGAGGGTAAGTCCCATGATCGCGAATGCTTCAGAAACTGCTGTGTGGTAGTTACCCTGGGTGTGGAATCCGATTAGATTTGTCTCGCCGGATACGGTATATACCAGACCTGCTCTCGCAAAGTCAGATTCGTTCGGGTCAACATAGTACAGGACGATGTTCTCAACAGGGGTAGCGATAACCTGTCCTCTCGGAATCTCGCTGTCAGATAACAGGAAAATGGTATTGAAGCCCATGAAATCTTTCATATACTGGAATCCGAACTGATTCTGAATAGAAATCTCAGCTGCTCCGATATACTCATACACATCCAGAATGTTGACGAATCCAACAACGCCAGTCGCATTTCTGTGCATCTGTTTGAATTTGTTTTCAACACGACCCTTGGCCATTGCCAGAGCCATCTGGAAAGTAATTTCTGTGAATGTGAGGGTACCTGTTTTCAGATAATCATAGAATCTGCCGGTAACATCAGTCTGAAGCTGAAAAAGGAATTCGTCATCGGTCATCTGAACAGCGTTCTCATAACCGTGGTCCTTGATTGCTTCGATAGATACAGCCTTTGCGTACTTTTCGATAGTCATTTCCGCATAGTCTTTTTCTTTCACAACGAATTTGCTATAAGGAATTTCCTCACCCTCTGCCACTTTTCCGCTCTGCAAAGTACCCTCTGCGTATTTAGACTTGAGTACAGCACCCGGCTGCTTTTTGATAGGTCTCATGATACCCAGAATCTCACGCAAGTGTTCCCAGTTTCTTTCGAATCTGGTTACAAAGTCAATCTCACGTGCTGCTACCTGGACATCATCTGTCATAATAAGATTAGCTTTTGCTGCCATATAAAAAAATCCTTTCTACCCATAACTATTAAGGTATTGGGTTAGCGGCTATACTCTGGTGTATAGCCGGTGTAAAAAAAATCACTGGAATAACTGGATGTTCTGAGCGATCGCCGCCTGTCTTTCGGACGGGTCTTTGATTGCTTCGATATCTTTCTTTGTCATGCTTCCCGGTGTCTGCTGATGTCCAATCCGCGATGTTGCAAATCTCGCCTGTTGCTGCTGAGCCTGCTGCTGACTTTCATCTACAAATGTATCAGGTTCATCCTGTTTCATCTGTTCAAGCAAATCATTAAGTCCAAGAATCTTTCCGTCCTTAAGCTTAAGACCAGCTGATTTGATATCAGCAGTAACAGATCTTTTAGCTGCTGGAGACGAAAACTTAACATCATCGAGTGCCGCTTTAAGAGCATCGTCAAAATCTCTTTCGTAGATTTTCGCATTGAATTCTTTCTCCGCGTCCTCGGCTTTCTTCTTCCATTCAGCAAGCTCTGTCTGAATGTTCGCCGGGTCGATACCGTCGAAACCTTTTAAGGTTTCTTCCGCTGTCTCAGCACGTTCTTTCCAGCCATCACGTTCACCCTCGACTTTTGACAGAGTTTTCGCTACTTCTTTAGCATTCTTGTAATGCTCAGAGAGCGCTTTCTTCACATCTGCCTGTTTGTCCTCCGGGATCTCAATTCCAAATGATTTTAATGTGTCAATAAGTTTCTGCATATACATCCTCCTGGTCGTGTTTATTGACCTGCCGCCGCAGGTAAATGGATTAAGCCAGTTGGACCACTGGCAGGGTAACTGGAATAACAGGAATCGAACCTGTGACGCTCTGATTAACAGTCAGATGCTCTACCAACTGAGCTATATCCCATTAACCCGGATTCCCGGGTTAGCAAGGTATTTTACGTGCTATGCCTAAACACGAGACGTTTCGGGCTACGTCAACACCGCCTATACGGTCGCGCACCTCTGCACGGGTTGGATTCCACTGTTCAGTTATACGCTCTCACAAGGAGGTATGCCGCCATGTACTAACGGCAATGGTACGTGTCGGAAATTGCATCCGCTTTTCAACCTCATGCTTCTTGTGTTGGCTAAACACTGCATTTTCTATTAAGGACACGCACCCCAGAAAGGAGGAGTCAATGAAAAAAATGTCTATGTCAAGTGGCGGCAACCACTTACGAATCTTCCTTATGAATACATTTTACCACAGAACCTCCCAAAAGTTGTGGTACATGTTTTTGCCAATTAGAGCATATCACGGAGTTTTTCCACGTATCTCTTGACAAGATCACGTTCCTCCCGACACTCCGCATCTTTAGACATATCGCTCATTTCTGTTGTAAGTTCGTCCAGATGTTCTTCCAGAGCGGCAAGCATCTTCCTTTTGCAGTCTTCAGATTTGCCGGAACGATAGCTCTGCTTCTGCGTCATATAGTCATCGTAAGCATCTCGTCCATCAGAACGACTGTAATGCCCTCTGACATAATGTTCACCACGTCTGGTATAAGAGCTACCTCTGTCGTAATCTGGCATCATTCTGCCATCATTTGCGCTGTATCTCCCCATGCTGTCGCGCTTTCTTCTACGTTCGCTGTAATCGTCATTGTACCCGTCACGCATCTCATCAAGGACAGCGTTATAGTACTCTACTTTCTTGTCCCAGTACTGCGTATTCTTGATATCTTTATACATATCAATCAGTTTGTATGTCATTTCCAGATTTCCAGTGGTCAGCCCACTGTCAGCAATTTTGGACAGTTCATCCTCAATTCTTGCACATAAATCTTTAATGTCTCTCATAATCACACCTCCTACGCTTCTCTGGTCACAACAATATTTGCGTTCGCAACAGAAATTGCCTGATCGCTAGTATTCTCTACTGCGATATTGACGCAACATCCGCGAGGTACATCAATATAGATACCAGAGGACACATTGTTGTACTGGTCTACTGCTGCCGGTGTGGAAATCATCTGAGAAGAAAGAACAGGTTCACCAGAGATTGCAATAGCCAGAGAGATAGCCCCGACAGTACCACCTGTTGGAATTGCGATATTGCCAGAGAAATCCACGAAAAATCTAGCCTTGCACTGGTTAGTAAACCCTCTCAGCGTAATAATCCCGCTTCCTTCCCTGTGCTGAATGCAGTTAGAACCTTTGACTGCTGTGTTTGAAAATACTACGTTTCCATTTGCTGCTACAGTCTGAGCAGCTACATTTGTAAATTCTGCCATAAAAATACTCCTTTCATATCACAAAAGGACAGGTCTCAGCCTGCCCTCTGTGTAATACGGCATAAGCCGACATCCGAATCAATCGAAAGATACTCTCGATATGAAGTTATCAGCAATTACATCCAGTGTTGCATCCGCATCCGTAATATGTGTTCGGATTAGGAACCTGATATGCCGGAATCGGTGCTGGATTAATCGCATTAATGAGCTGCTGTGTCTGAGAAGCCATTGCAGTTGTGAGAAGCGCACTCTGGCGATCCTGAGAAGCGGCACGTCTGAGATCATTGTTTTCAGCCTGCAAGTTAGAAATCTTTTCATTGCAAAGATAATCAAGAATGGCTCTTGTTCCAGCGTTCTGGCTGTCAATAATGTCTCTTGTGTTGTTGTTCATGGTGTTCTGTAATGCACAGGTGTTCTGCGCCATGTTGTAGTTCACGCCCTGAATAGCTTCCCTGGTTTCGCAACAGCAGTTCGCAAGCTGAGTCTGGAGTGCGTTGGCGTTCTGCATATTCGCTACAGTATCGGCATTAATAGCCTGCTGAATGCCGAAGCCAGTCTGCATGATGTTTGTGTTGATTCCATTAAAACCGGTAAGCATACCGTTATTCATGGCATAGAAGCCATCACAGAGACCACTGTTGATTCCGTCAAGTTTGCTGATTACTGCGGAATTATCAAATCCTCTCTGAATATCTGCCTGAGTAGCTGCTGTGGCTACATATCCGCCGCCGTTGCCATTATTGCCCCAGCCGTTGTTTCCCCATCCGCAAAATACGAATAAGAAAAGCACGATAAGCCACCATGCGCCATCTCCGCCAAACATTCCATCATTTCTGTTGTTTCCTGTCAAAAGAGCAACGTCTGATGCTGTTAAATTTCCATCCATAATATAATCTCCTTTTTGTGTATTTACATCAATCTGGCCAGATTGTAATGTACTATCTCATATTCTTCAGCAGGTTTTGAAACTGCCCTGCCATCTGTTGAACTTGATTGAGCTGCTGTTGAGAAATCTTTCCAGACTGCAACATTTTCTCGACTTCTGCTTTCGGATCTCCCTTGAAATTCTGTTTAAACTGCATAAACTGCTGTATCATCTGCATTGGCCCATTTCCCTGCGGCATCCCACCGCCAAGTGCGTTAAATAATGGATTACTCATCTGTATTTCCTCCCTTGATTGCTGACTCCTGCACGGTATTAGCCCTAACAGGTTCAGAAAATGAATTTAATCGGTTTATAATAGCTTCGCATTTGGATTTTAAATCATCGTATTCCTGTCTGGTGACGTATTTACTGTCCATGTTCTGAACAGGCTGTTTAGGTGGCATCTGAGAGCCTACTTCATGGTACTCAAACGTCCGTAACGGCTGTGGCATACCGGATACGTCTGTGGATTTTATGTAGAACTTTTCACTCTCTGAATCCATCAGTAAAACACTTGTTCCGGGTGCTACCAGATAGGATTTTGCACCTACTTCTCCAGATACCCACAGGATACCATTGCTATTCTGCTGGGGTTGCTGTACTGGTTGAGCTGGCATCTGGACAGGCTGTTGCTGAAATTGGTTCATCTGCCCCGGAACGCCAAAACTATATTGATAAGGATTGTTATATAATGCCATCTCGTACACCTCCTATGACTTATTCTATGACTTATTCTATGACTTTCTATGACTATTTTTACATAAAAAAAGAGCCTTAGACAGTTCGTCTAAGACCCATATAAGTATCTGAAAAGTATCAGCATACTTTAATTATTTTATTGTTCACCCTCCGGCTTAATCGTTTTGCCGTGGATATGCTCACGTTCATTTCCTCAGCGCAGTACTCAAGAGTGTGTTCCTTACATCTCAGCCGGAACAGCCTTTCTTCGTCCGGTGTAAAATTACACTCTATCAAGAATCTGTCTATATCTTTCTTAGTGAACACATATAATTTCATGAGCATACCCCTTATCAAATCTAACGCTGATTCTGTGCAAGATACTCCGTGAGCTTCTGCTTTGTTTTTTTTAACTCCTCGACATTGTTGCCGCTGATCTGACTGTCCAGCATGGTCGACAACACTTCCAGAATTAATGAATCACGCTCTGCAATCCTCCGAAGACTTTCATAATCTCGCCTATCATGTTCTTCCAGTGTCTCTACTCGCTTGTTGAGTCGAAATGCCGGAGTAATCCACTTAAAGATTACAGCCGCTGCCCCTCCGACAATGGACACCCCTCCGCAAAACGAGAGGAAAATCTGTACAAATTCTGATATGCTCATTTATTCTCCTTCTCCCAGTAATATACCGGGATTTCATTACCGCTATCCCATGTATCGTAATATTTGCCGTTCTGTACCGTCACCACATGACCATCTATGCAGAGGATATACGTACCTGTCGGATGGTCTGTGCAAAAGTCGTTGACTGTATAGATATACCGTTCTGATTGCTCAATCAGTTTGCGCCTGTACCCATGTTTGTGGAGGTACGCTCCCCAGACATAATTTGCACTCGGCATATCTGACAGAGCACACGCCTGTACCATTAATCCGGTAAAAACCGTTTCCCAATCAAAGTCGGTTGCTTTACATATTGCCCGGACAGCACAATCTCCGACTCGATTACCGGCAGGATTCGGGTTGTAATACTCCCATCTATCCATCAGTCAATCCCCTTTGCTGTTTTATATCTCTTTGCCGCTCCTCTGGCTTTTGCGGCGTTCTGACGATTCCACTTAGCGATCATGAGCCGGTCTTGCAGTTCTCTTAAATCATTCTGCTTGCAGTACTCTTTATATGCAGCATTTTGTTTCTGCAAAAGATAAGACTTCCGGTCAAGGTCTTGTTGTAATGCGAATTTCGCCTTTTCGTTCGGTGCATTGTCAACTCCTGCTTGTAGTCCAAGAACCTCTCTCTTTGTTTTGCGAATTCTCCGCTCATAAGTACGTTGTCGTTGTTCTTTTTCGTACTGTTTACCTTTGTTGGCTTTGTCCTGTGCTGATAATCCTGCATAAGGATTCGGCATTCCTTCCACCCAAACTGAAAAATGATGTCTGCAATTTACTCCACATATTCCATCGGCTTCGCCATAATGACAGTTTTCAATAAAATCTGGATATTGACTTGCTTTTTGTTCCGACATTCTACGATATTCTGGCGTATCTCGTTCCCGAAAAAACTCCGGCTTGATTTCTTTTAATTTTTCCCAGTCTATGGAAAATACCTGTCCTTGCCATACTTCATGGCTTGGGCGGCTTCCTATATGTGCCGATGTCAGTACTAGACCGTATCCCATTTCTTTCATTCTTGTCAACTGAATATCGGCACACGCCTGAGCCACGCCAGTTCTAACAGAACGTGCTACTGCTGTTTCAATCGTGTCTTTTCTGCCAGATGGATACGTGACAGTAACGCCATCACTCACAACGTTATTAACCGCCTCTTTGATGGCTTGCGTATACCCAACCGCTCCAGTCATTACATGATTATATGCAAGGTCGCATTGCTCGATATAGAGCCTCTGAGCGGCACTTGCGGTGGTTCGTGTGAAGTTCTTCCACTCGCCCATAGTCGTAAGCATATTTCGCTCCATGAGCCTTATCATAGCTGGCGACTGTTCTAATGGGACTGGACTGAGTCCTGCCGCCTTATATACCTTATCATCATAGTTCATTGCAGTGATTCCGGCATCTTCAAACGCTTCAAGAAGTTCCTGCTGTTCACGTTTGGTGTATTTGGATAATTCTGCCAGAATGTCTTCTAATAGTTCACCAGATTCTTGTAGTGTTCTGATTCTCCACGCATCGGCGTTGGTCAGGATATAATCCTCACCTCTGCCAATTCTTGCCATCATTCTTGACACGATCTCAGAGATGATATACTGATGCAGTTCTTCTGCAATCTGTTCACTGCCCTCTGTTATCCGGCGTAAATATTCTGGACTAAGCATAGTATATCACCTCTTTCGACAAAAGTTGTGGTACATGTTAGTACTCTTCTCCGGTGATCTGCTTATACTGCTCCGGGGTGATTACGCCCTTGTCACAAAACTGTCTGATCTGCTTCTTTGTGTACAGTTTCAGATTGAAAAATCTCTTGATCTTCTCAAACATCATGCTTCCTCGCTTTCTTCAAGTAATGTGTCAGTCATCAGTGCCGTATACATAACCTGTGCCTCGATACGATCTTGCTGAGTTGGTTGTTCTTCTGGGAGTTCCGTCTGAATCTTCTCCAACTCGGCAATCTCTTCGGGTGTCATATCTCTGTAGACCATTCCCATGACTGGGACTTCACGGGTACGGGTTTCTTCGTGTTCTTCGGAGATGAGATTGCCTTCTTCGTCGTACTCTGCTGGGATGGTTACTGTGTAGGATTCTGTACGGGTTCCTGTTTGTTTGTATTCTGACACCTTCATCTCTTAATTCCCCTAACTTTTATTATTGTATTACATTCTGCATAATACTGTGCTTGCTTTACATTTGGTAGCATGAGATATGGAGCTTCCCGAAATTCACTATTACAGTATTTTCTGTCTACTATAAGACCGTATACTTGTGTCACTGTTTCTGGATTATTTGAATAATTGTATAGACCTTTGCAAGACTTTCCAGATGTATCCAAAACACAAACACAATTTGCATATATTGGAACTATAACCCATCCAACTTGGTTTGCTATCTTGAGCCATGTATTTCCTGTAAGTTCAGTTGGCGCTTTATATGTTTTCAAAAATGAAATCTCTAATATTCTGTAGTCTGCAAATGATGGGAATACATATTTCAATGTTTCGGCATCCATTGTTATTTCTGTGATGTCTATCATATCTTGAGTGTCAAGCGCACCTATCCTCGCTCTAGCCGCCGCCTGTTCCTCTGCTGTCCATGCAGCACCTTTTCCGTCGCACATGGCGGCTTTGACGGCATAATCAAAGTTGGAACAATCAATTTCTTTTCTAAGACGTCTCTTATTTACATCGTCAATGCTTGCGGTATTTACTTGTAATCTTCCTTGTTGATTCATTAGCCCAGTAGTATAGCCTCCGGCCGAGTTGTCGGTGTATACCAATCCAAGAGTATCATGTGAAGATATCGGTATCTCCGCAACCCCATCTTGCACAATGCTCTCACCATTAATCCGCACATCCAAGTTGCTTCCACCATCAGCCGCCCACTCACAGACGAATGTGCCGTCTTCGTTGACTGATCTGATTTTAAGGATTTTACCGGGTTCGGGAGTTGGGGGAGAAACAAGAAATCCGCTGTCATTTTCTAGCTCAGATGTCTTTGTTGGAATCTTTGTATTATCTGGCAATGCACCAACTTCTTCTGCAGTATATGTCGGTTTTTCTGGTTGTTTTGCCCAGTCTGGAACTGTTGGGTCGGTCTCTTCAAACGGGTGTTCTTGCATATACGCGCCGACAGCTTCTTTGATTTCTTCCGTAGACACACCGCCTGTCATGTCCTTCGCTTCGAAATCTGTCGGTTTGCCGTCTGTACCGACTTCTTTTACTGCTATTACCTGTCCAACCTTTGCGGACTGTGGTCGAGTGATTTTCTCTGACAGGTCAAGATTCAGATTGTCGCGTATTTGCTCCGTATCTTTCGCTGCTTTTTCTGCCCGATCAGCCGCGTTATTGACCGCAGTAACCGTTTCGTGGAAAATATTCGGTTCCGGTGCTGGATCTACGCTTGGATTCTCTGGCTTTGGTCGGCTGTACACCGGAATAGTAATTCTATACTCTGTATTGCCGGATTCCTCATCAGTCACATATATGAATGCATAGATGGAAAAATCACCAGACTTTCCATTGTTTTTCAGTAATTCGTCTGGAATCTTAACAGTTGTCGCACCATCCATTGTTGTTCCAATTCTTGACAGTGTGCTTCCACCTCTTATATCGAGGCTAAAATGTACCTCTGTAGCTGTTGGAAGATTCTGTCCCGTGATGCTCAATATCTGACCGTAGTCGTATTGCCAGATTTTACGGGTTGTCACGAATCTATAATCTAATTGTATTGGTATGATATTATTGTCCATCTTACTCCTCTCCGAATAATGTTGGTTCGTCTGGCTGAGCTTCTTTGACCATTGCTTTCGCTTCATCCTCTGTCATTCCCTCGAATTTTACAAAATACATCCATGCCGGAACCTTTCCAGTGGTCACATACTGCCACCATCTTGCACGGTCGTTTTCACGCACATACAGAATGTCTCCGAAATCATAATTGACTTCATAAGCCCCAACCGGTGCAAGCCCGTACAGGTCAGCGTAGACGTTCAACGCGTAAATAACTTCATCTAAGCAAGATTCCAGTTTGTCTCGAACGTCTTTGATGAACTGCACTGTCCTCTGCTGTTCTGCTTCTACTCCTGTAGCTGTCTGAATGCCGCTAGATTCGTTAAAAACGAAATACCCGTTGGAGAATCCAATCTTGTACCCTAACTGGCTTAAAATGGCATTTATGCCGCTTACACGAGTATCTGTGTTGAGAATTGGGTTGATTTCCTGATAAAACTCTTTCTCGTCCTGTCCGAATACATTTTTTACATAATCTGGTAAACTCATTTCTGAGCATCTGTGTTCCATTGCCTGTGGCGTCATAGCAGAAACAGGCGAGCCGCTTGGCATCAACAATCTGTCATCTGCTAGAACAGTTCGCTTAGAATCAAGAATTTCTTTTGCATTTCTGCTGTATGCAATATCGAGGTCTTTTAACTCCTCAATGGCTTCGGCAAATATCGGAAGTCCCAGTGGCGTACTAATATCCACATTGTTAGCCTGCGGTGTCCGTAACACTCCATACAAAGGTCCGTCCAGCTTCTCACCGTTTGCCTTGAGTATCGGTGGAGTGTCTGCCATTAGGTCAGCCCATTTGGTCTGTTTAAGGTCAATTTTATCTCCGATGCTCTGAGGAGATTTTGATACATAAGCTCTGTTGGAAACATAGTACGGATAAGTTGTCACACCATCTATTGTAGTCTCGGCAAAACGATGATATTCAAGCCGTGTATAATATTTCCGTCCAACAGTATAAGAATCTTTGAATATAATCCCTTTGATCTCCTGATTATCATAATCCACGATCATCACATCTGCCGGAGTAAATATGTCAAGGCTCTCGCCGTTTGGCTTGATAAATACTGTTCCGTAAGCACATCCGTATTCTACCCAGTGCCGAATTTGGAAGTATACCTTGTCAATCTGCTCCTGTAGCCACGTAGCCCTTGCGGAACCGTCAATCTGAATGCCGATCGCCAATATTGCAAGCCTAGCTGTTTCTGAGCAGACAGATTTCGCAAAGTTAATCGTCTTGATATTATTCTTATCATCTAACCATTCCGGAACTCCCCTGTAAATGTTCGCGCACCGGTTAATCAGTGATTCCATTTCTGGAAATTCTGCCGCCTGGATGTTAAAGTCCTCTTCGGCTTGTTTTTTGAATATCATGTTAAACCACCTTTTTAGTGTTGTTATAAGTCCCATTTAGTCACCATTTTTCTTTTAGTTGATTTATTGGTGTTCCGGCAACTCCGGCACTCTCTCCGCTATCTGTTGCTTTGAAAAATGCATTCGGAATCTGTGGATACATAAATTCAAACATGAGATAATTTGCTGCATCGCAAAGATATTCTGTGTTTCCAGTTTCTTTATATTTTTTAATGCACATATCATGTGATTCAAGTGCATCTACTAATTTCATTCCAAAGTTGTCTGCTGCTGTGCCATATTTATAAAAGCTGACTTCTACTCGATTCTGGCGTAATTTGTCAAATCTGTCCGAATACTCTTTCGGTAGTTCTATTCCTATTTTGCTCATTATGCACTATGTCCCCTTCTCATGGACAATGGACTGGTTGCGTATCTGAGAGAATCTATCCAGTGATCGTTACCATCTGGATAATCTGCAATCACTTCTCCATTGCTATCTACTTCATGCTCATAATTGATAATTTCTTTGTATGCTCTAGGCGTTCGTGCCGGATCAATGACTAATGTTCGGCACTGTAACCACTCAAAAGTATATTTGCGGCTTCCCGGTGTAACAATGGCCCTACGTGCTGGAAGCCCTGCATCTCGGAAGTCAATAATACTTTCTTCTTCATCAACTCCGCAAGATATTGAATAATCATCATATCCCTTTTGTTTTATCTGGCCAGCCATTACTGTATTTCGAATTTTACATCCGCCAAGCTCATCCAACAGGATAACTTTGTCCTGATTAGGTACATAAGCCACACGAATAAACGCTTTGGGATCCGGATACCATCCCCAGTCTTGTCCCTGATAGACGCTTTGATACTTCTGAATTTCTTCGTCTGGAATCGTTCGGATTTCCAACAGCTCAAAGATATTTGTACCGAGTCCGACAGGTAATCCAAGGTATTCGTGCTGATAGGCTCTTGGATTTGTCTTTTTAAGATGTTCCGCATCATCAAGGAATTGTTGACCAAGCCATTCAACAGGAACTGATCTGTAATCGCTCTTATGCCTGTAGCTGTCGTCTCGTGGCTCTTCTACATACACATTCACCCAGTTGCTCCGGCTAATTGGCGGATTGAATGTCTTAAATACAACAAACTTACTGCCACCTCGAAGGACTGACTGTTGCACTATACGAATTTCTTCAATGCCCGAAAATTCGTCAAGTTCCTCGAACCAGAGATACTTGAAATATCCCTTGCTTGCTTTAATAGATTTAGTCTTTTTTGCCTTGTCCAGTCCTCTGAATATGATTTTCTGTCCAGTAGGCTTATAAGTGTACTGCATAGGGCTTACACTGCTATCCCACAGATCGTTTACTCCCAGTGCATCAATTCCCCAAGCTATCTGTTCATACACAGATTCTCGGAGTGTATTTCCGACTTTACGGAAAATAACAGCATTCGAGACCACATCATTCTCTGCGTCCTGCATCATCAGGAAAGGAATCATGACACCCACAAAAGACGACTTCGTGGATCCACGCCCGCCGTACAGATCGTAATATGTATGTTTCTCATCCAGAATGTCCCAAAAGACTTCATAGAAAGCAGGAGCTATTATATCTTTCAGACTAATGGAATTATTATCCATACTGTTTCTCCGGTCTTGGAATATTATTTACAATCGTAATCTTTCCATCTCCAGAATCATCATTTTTCTTGTCAGCATCCCATCCCTTAAAATTATTTCTCAAGCTGAACTGAGCGCCATTTGAACCGTCACGATCGAATAATCTTTCTTCTGTATACTGTTCCACTCTGGCTTTCGCGCGCGTTATCGTGTCCATGAATTCTGCTTTTCCCTGATAGTTCAAAAGGCTCTGTCGGCTATTAAAGCCAAGTGCCAAAGCAAGCCCTGTAACGGTCGGAGGGTGAACGTCTACGAATATGGGTGAACCAAATTTATTAAATATTTGCTTTCCCTTACTATCAGTCAAAGGATAACCTTTGCAGTTTTCAAAATACTGTTCTATTTTATCCTCTATTTCTACGACACTTGTGTACATTGGTGTCATTCCCACGTTCTCACCTCCAACTGGCTATAAAACCCCATAGTAACGCTTCTGAGTATATTTTATCACAGGTCAGTAGAAAAGTTGTGGTACATGTTTGAGTAATTTTGTGCTAAAAAAGAGCCGGTAAATACCGACTCTCTAATTTTATTCATTGCTTTGTAATTTTCTGATCGTCTCACCCTGATCTCCCGGGCACCCCATGAAACATTCCGGGCAATATTCATAGAATGCACATCTGATGCAGTCATGTGGACTGATCGAGCTGCAATATTGATGCAGTACTGCGAATGCTGATATGGCGAGTTGCGGGGTTATGTCTGGTGGCTTAAACATCATGTTTTTGCTCGCCCTGGTCACTTCCACATTATCATCTTTGAACTTTATAGTATCCCCATTACATTTTATCGTAACTTCGTTCTTTTCTCTGTCGATTTCAAGCGTAGGTTTGCTATCTGTCATCTTCTTCACCCCAATCTAATTTCTGTCCACACCAACTGCAATATTGAATAGCTTCTATAACACATTCACCTGGAGAATCTGATATTTCTTTGCAAGTCGGACATTTATATATCCATTCATCGCCAGTAAACATTTCAATTGGTTTCTTCGGAATCTGCTTATGTAATGCATTCATTGCTATTGCAACTGCTTTATCGAGATATGGAGTAGGTCTACCATCATAATGTATTCTAAAATGATCTGTTAATCTTTCAATAGCTTCTTTCTCATCCATAATATTCCTCCATCACTAATTCAAAATACGGCTTGTCATCTGCAATCCTAAAAATCTGTTCTAATTCCGTTACAATTTCCTTTTCGACTTCAACAGGAATACTTGCTTTTTCCATTTTGTTAGTCCTCCTAATAAAAATTCTCCTTAATGGAATCATAATCAATGAATACTTGCTTTTTTTTACCGCATTTCTTGCATACCAGAAGAGCTTCTCCGTCTTCTACCCAATACCATTTAATTTCATATACATGTGGTTTACAAAGACATTTAATCTTACATCCATTCTTTCGCCATCTGTTGAATTTTCTGATTATTGTATACAATAGTATGTAAACAGCAAGTCCAACTACGCACATTCCCAGCATCATAAAAATTTCTTTTATCGCTTCAATCATTCTTCTTCATCTCCTCCAACTTTTTCTCAGCTTCTTCACGGGTTAGGAATACGGTTTTGCCAAGTTTGTTTATTGAAAATCCGTCCAAGTTGGGATAGATTCCACTATTCAACTTCCATCCGAAATAAATACCATGCATATCAACCGATATCATTATAATTCTTAATTCCGAAATAAAATTCCTTGTCGGAACATATACTGTGTCTCCAACCTTACACGGCAATCTCACAAGCAAGCCCTGTTCTTCTAAGTCTTTGTATTTCTTCAACTCTTCCTGCATTATCGCTAATTTAGCAAGTTCCAATCCAGTAAATGCACCGTTTTCTTTGAGTTCCTTTAATTCTTTTGGAGTGCCAATATCTTTATATGATTTTAGCTCTTCTAGCCATTCCGCATACTGTTCTTCCTGATCCGCATATTGAATGCAAGTATTTTTATATACTTCATTAGCATTTTCATCTGACGTTTCAAGTTTTGTGTTTTCACTATTCCATCTATGACGTTCTGCTAATTTTCTTGAACGATTGATGGCATCTTCAATTGTTAATCTCTCCATCTACTTCACCTCTTTCAACTTCTCAACTGCCAGCTTTGATGCATCTACAAACATCTGCAATCCGCTCAATAAACTCTCTTACTGTCATTTCTTTTGTCCCGAGGAGTTCTGATGCCTCATAGAAAGCAAAGTCTGATCTGACACTTGCCGCATAAGTTATATCATATTCATAAAATTTTAAAATATCTGGAAAATATTGTGTTTGTAATGGCTCACAATGGTCTTTCTTATACCAATGAAACCCTTGCTTTTCAGCTTCTTTAAGTAATTTCTCATTTTCCTCTGGTGTTCTAACCAGAATACATGTATTTCTTAAATCAATCATTTATTTTCCTCCTGTAATTTCATCAATACATCTATTCCAACCGTGCATCTTGCTATATTCGTATTCTCCCGGCTTTTCCATTGATTTATATTTCGGCAATGGCTTCAGTGGACACCAATCAGGAGGCACGTCATTGTTTGGAACTCTCCTACCATCCATTGCTCTGCACCAAAATTCGCTTATAAATTTACATTTTCCGCAATTCTCCGGTGTATCAATCACTAATACTGATTTACTCATTTTCTTCTCTTACCTCTTTTCTGCAAGAATGCTCCGTACTGCGCTGGAATGATAGCATCTTTCTTTTCTCTGGTAGCCAGTCCATATCCGAGTCTTCCATTCTTTTTATTTTCTTCTTTTGTAAACATGGTTGAAATGTCCTTGCCTTTACTCATCTGATTCCCCCCTGTAATAATTCTGGATTGTCGAAAATATTACCAACTACTTCCATTTCGCACCTGTCGATATAATATTCTGTCAATGGCATTGACCAGGAGAAAGGTTCACATCTGCTGATTGCATCTGTTGGGACAACTTCGTAATACCATCCGATAACTTTATCTACTATGGATCCGGTTTCAATATTTCTTACGCCAAATTCTCCAAATGCCACTTTTATGAGATCTTCTGGGTTTCCATGACACATCAAAATGTTGTTCTTCCAAATCTTATTTCCATTCTTGTCGCAACGTCCCGTGAACCGGCAGAGGGTTTCGGGAGCAACCAATTTCATTCTGTCTGTTATTAAAAAGTTGATTGGCAATATACTCGCTTTTTTATACGGTGGAACAATATAGCAATATCCGCTGTCAATGTCTAGATCTATGAGGCTCCCTTCAACCCATTCTCCATTATCAATCCGTTTTGCCTTAAAAAGATTTTCTCTCATTCAACACCGCCACCTTTCACGATTTTGATTGCAAATTCAAACGCATCAGCTTTACCTTTGAAATACTCTGATATATATTTTTTCTTTAATTCAGTATCTCTTGTCTTTTTCGTTTCCAACTGCTCCACAACCTTGCCCACATCAAAAGCTGTCGGCTGTTCGTCAATAACTGCACCTATTGCAAAATCCATATCCGAATTTCCAAGAGAGTCAATTATTTTGTCTGCATCAATTAAACGCATTTATTCATCCTCCCACACTCCCAACAACCGCATCCTCTCATACAGTACAGCGACGGTCTTGCGTCTGTATCCGTAAAAGTCTTTCGGGTTCATCGGGATATATCTTTCTCTGCTGATTTTCCTGTAGCTCTTCCGGTGTAGGATATTCTCAATAACCATATCCGCTATCACCGTGTTCTTCGGGCAAGCTGACAAGGCAGCACTGGAAAGCAGATATCCGTACTCTGCCGGAAAGTCTTTCAGCATCGTATTCAGTTTTTCAATGTCCTCTGCCGGAATACCGTAGTCTTTCAGCTTTTTATTCCTTGTCAGCATACCATTTCTCCTTTCTAATCGTCTGGGTGGTGTTTATCGTACATAATCGCTGCGCATACAAGACCAGCCACTCCGAATATGATTCCAATGGTGAATCCTAATAAAAATGTAATCATACTTCCACCTCCGAATCTTCTGGCATCTGAAAGACCATATTCTTTTTAAAACTTTTTACAATTTCTTTGAAACCATTGACGCGAATATCGTTTGATTCTACAATTGCTCGATGTCCTGTAAATCCTGTCAAAAAAGTACAAGTAATTTTGTATTCTTCATAGGCTTCCTGAATCATATCCAGTACCTTCATGGCTTTTGTTTCCGTTTCGTAATGTCCAAGAATTATATAGTCGCCATCTTCAATACAAGATATACCAAAGCAGATAACTTCGCTGTCCATTACGTAAAAGATGATATTGTTAGTGCTTACAAGATACTTTTTGTTCTGACTTCTGATTAACATTTTGTGTCCTCACTTTCTCGTATAATTCATAATATTCTTCAAATGTTTCTGGCAGTTTGATACAATCTGGCTCATAAGGTTTTGAATATACCGTATATCCACACTTCGGACATTTAATTTGTGGTGGAAAGCCCCTGCTCCATTCCATGTTTCCGCCACATTTCCTACAACGAATGTATCTCTCTACTTTCTTTGGTTTCGTTTTGAAGAATGAAGTGTAATTATTATTTTTCATTTCCGTCCTCACTTTCCCCATGTAAACAACTGACACGCTATTGTGCAGTCCTCCATGATTTTATACTCCCATCTTCTTAACCAGATTCTTATTCATCTCGTCAAATCTGACATCTGTGTTCTCTTCAATGTCCTGCATCATGCTCAGAACGCTCATTTCGCCCCTATTTGCCATTTCAACGTACTCATTGGCAGTTCTTATCACATCAAGCAATCGCTTCGTAGAAAAGCCATATAAACGCCTTAGAGCCATCATGGTTGTGACAGTGTTGATCGTATTGCTCCAATCCTCACCAACGGTAAAACCATCTTCATAGGCTTTCTGTTCCATGTCTTTAAGCTGACTCTGACAGTTCTGCATAGCCCGCCCGAACGCCTGAGCTGCATGGTTAGAAGTCTGAACAGGAAATCTGGTCTTTTTCTTGACTTTTAACTTACTGCTCATTTTTCTCACGCTCCTTTCTCAGTTCTTTGGATTTGTTGTACATTTTTTCAAGGTAATCAACGTAAGCGAACAACATATAATCCACGAAGCCGTTTTTCTGGTACTTCTCTGACACAATATGTGTCTGTTCTATCACCTGTGCCCAGTATTCATCACTTTCTTCGATTCCGGCAGTCTGGAGAACCAGTGCCGGAAAATCAATTTGCAAAAATCTTATCGTGTTCGGTATCTGCTCGTGTGTCACTCTCATACTTATGCACCTTCTTCTACCTCAAAACTCCGTTCAAGAAGTCGTTCGTTATCCTTACTAAACGCTTTAATATAACTTTGTTTAATCGGTCTGATAAAATGTATGCCGTCTGCTGATTTCGCTCGAGAGACAGCTACGTAGAACTGCCCAGGATCCCAACAACAAGGATCAATGTTAATTTTCTCAAAAGTCTGTCCCTGTGATTTATGAATACTGATAGCCCAGGCGAGCTTTACTGGAAACTGAGAGAAAGAACCAACTTTCTTACGGACAATCTTCTCTTTCACGACCTTCTGACCATCCTTTTCTTGTTCGGATTCCTCAATAACCTGTTTCTCAATGTCTTTACTGTATCTGTACAAGTTAACTGTTTTGCCCTTATCAGTCTTGATAACCAGATAGGATTCTTCAAATTCTCCGTTATCCACAATTTTCTGGATAATGCCGATTGTTCCGTTTACGTAATTTCCAGACAGATCATTGACTGTAATCATCACTTTTGCACCAACATTAAGAATTAAATCCTCTCTGGCAAATGCAATGTTCTTAATATCGGCAGATGTTAGCTCACCGTCAACTGCTGCACGGAATACTTTTTCCGTCTTTTTATCTAGTTTTCCGAGGAAAGTATTATTAATACGATCAGCTTCAGCATTTGTCCCAACCAGAAACGGTGCTTCCGGTATAACCTTGTCTGATTCGTTGCTCTCCAGATATGCAATGGATTTTCTAATATTGTTGCCATATTTAATATCATTCAGCACATACTTAAATCCCTCATCATTCTGCCTGCATACCTTATCAAGTTTGATATATTCAAACCCCATTTCTCTCCAGTATTCAGACATGAAAGCATATCCGTGTTCGTACTTTCCGCCCTTTCCGTAATCAGATCCATACATCCGGCAGAGGATTTTACGATCATCTGTTGTGATAACTGGTGGAAGTTGGTAAAAATCCCCGATTACGATCAGTTGAACGTCTTCTTTATCCTCTCCACTTAGAAGCCTGTCAACCACTCTCTCTTCATTTTCTGTGATGATCGTTTTCGCAATCATATTAAACAAATCGAACCGGCACATGCTGATTTCATCAATGATAAGAACATCTGCTTCTTTTAAAAGTTCAGCTCTGGATTTCACTTTTTTCTTGTAATCCTCAAACTTAATTGAGATATTCAGTGCTCGATGCACGGTGGTCGCTCCATATCCGATATTGTCTGCAGCTATTCCAGTAGTGGCGGATACCAGAATACTTTTACCAGCTTTTTCCGCCTCATCGATGAACGTTTGGATAACCGTTGTCTTGCCTGTTCCTGCATCACCTGTCAGAAAAACATTACTGCCAGACAGCATCGTGTCTAATGCATATCTCTGCTTTTTATTGAGATCGTCTTTTTTCATTTTGTAACCACTCCTTATAATAATTATGTCAACTAAATATTTTTGCAATATTCAATTAATTTTGTTATAATAAATCTAATTGTATATACTTTTTAATTTTGTAACCCATGTGTAACCGACTTTTTCAATCTATTGGTTACGCCAAAAACCCTTATTTTATGCGGGTTTCAGAGGTATGTAACCGTGTAACCAATGTAACCAAGGTTTTTGTATAGGAGAATCACTAGAGCATATGTTTTTTATACACTCTCAAACTTTCTCCTATAGGACGTTTTTTTTCGTGTTACAACGGTTACATGGTTACAAATTATGAAAATGGAACATTTGTTTCGGCATTAGTTGGCAGAAAACCAGTTTCAATAACCTCATTTTCTTGTTCATTTTCGAGACTTTTTATATCAACGATTTTTACTGCAATAAGCCTCATCACGCTTCCCCCGTCTCTTTTTAATATCGTATCTCTTTTTCCTGTGTGTTTGATTAATTCTCGATTAATTGCCCAGGCTGAGAAGGCTTTTCTGGAGAATCCATTGCTCTTCAAAAGGTTTTCAAGGGGCTTTGGATAGAAGTATATATATACATCTCCATACTCATCTGGCTTTTCCTTGAATCCCCACTGATCACAACTGAATTGTGTATCAAAGTGCTGCCCGTACACGGAAAGACTTTCAAGAATGAATTCATAACACCTCTGTCCCTCAGATACGTCTTTTTTACGTGTAGGTATGTCCACAACGTCCTCAACCGTCAGCTCACGCCCATCCTTGAATATGAAATCTGTAGCTAATTTGTCAGCCAGCAGAAGCGTAGATATGGCCATGACCTGTTTTGCTGGAAAGTCATATCCGTCAAAATCTTTTTCAATCTTAGACTTCATTTCTTTTAAGTCGTCTGGTGCGAACTGTTTGAGATTCCCGACAAATACTCTTCCTGCAAAGCCGTAGTTCTTCGCGACAACGCTGTTGATCTCTGCCGGATTCTCATAAATATCCTCGCAACACTCAATCTCAATAATTCTGTTGATTGCTCCTCCAGAATCTGCAAACTCCGAAATAGGATTCTCACCATTGCAAATAGTCACATTACTCCATGTATTTTCCTTAGCTGCTCCGAGGTCTTTATTTGAACGTGCTTTCCCTTTACCGGAACAGAGATTGTAAATTAATGTTTCGTAGTTGTCCCGGATATATTGAGAAGCATTTTTTGAGTCATCAAGGATCATCGGAAAGTTATTAAGCATGTCTGCCCTTGTTTCCAATGACGTATCTGTTGATCGAAAATTTCCAACGTAAGCTCCCGGCGCCGGATTTCCCCAAACCGATGCCGCTATATTGATCGTTACCGTCTTTCCACCGCCTGTCTGCCCGTAAAAGTCTACGATGAACGGTAGCACATCAAGCGGCTGTATAAGAACACTTGCAAAAGATGCTGCAAGTGCTATCCGTGGTTCTAATCGTCCACACGACCGTAGCTGCTTAGCCAGAGTCACCCACTTAAAGTAATCTCCACTTTCCTGTATGCTCTGAAATAGTGTTTTAAAGCGGTATTCGCCATCAAAAACGATTGAAAGGTCGTAAGGCACAAATACATTGCCATGCCACCCTAACTTGCTTGTGGAGTGCTGTATGTCGATCATATCGGCATTGTACATTTCAACATCTGCCAGATACTTTACAAGGAGCCTTGCGTTCTCTGAATTGACCTGCACCCCGAACCTTGCAAGATTAGTTATTGCTCTGGAAGTCACAATGTCAATTTTTGGAACAGTTATTTCTGTCCAATATCCATCCCTTTTAAAAGCCACTGTGATCTGTTCTTCACCTGTTTCAATGTTTTTTAGTCGACGTATCGGCATGATCGGGTGGTGGCATACAAGTTCTCTTGCCTTAGATGTTTCGGAAGAAAAAATTCCGTTCTCTGTAGCTATCCAGCTGCCACAAGCCATGTTAGGATATTCCTTATCAACAGAATCGGGATAGAAGTTCGTGATATTTTCAACTAACTGCATAGAACGATTTGCTTTTTCTTCTTTTTCCTTTTCCTGCTCTGCTTTTTGAAATTCCTTTATGAACTCTTCTGCTATATGTTTCGCTTTCACACTTTTTGCCCGGTCCATCAGTTTAAATTTGATTTCTGAGCGGTCGATTTTACTTTTTACTGAAAAAAGTTCTTCATACAACTGCTTTTCCATAAAGTCTTGCGCTTGTAAATTTCCAATATTTTCAAGAATTTTCCTCACCTCCTGACTTAACAGACAGTAATTCATGTCTGCTTTTTTCTTTTTCAAGATTGAACTGGCACATATACCACTCTTCTGAATCAGGAGGGAATGTCTTTAGTGCTGTTTCGTACATAAGTATGTTCTTTTCTACCTGCTCAAGCTCGTTTGGGGCCTGAGCGGGATCGTACTTTTTTGTTTTAATATCCCGCATTTCATGTCTGATCTGGTTACGACTTTTACCTTTTTTAGAGATATAAGTACCACCCAGCTCGATAAATGCAGTACTAAAAGGGACGGATTCGTATTGCATCACGAAATCAAACACATCGCCACCGATTCCACAGCCGAAGCAGTAAAAGGAATCATCGTAGATTTTACAGGATGCTGACTTTTCCTTGTGAAAAGGGCAACATATAAAACCAGCTCTATTTGGTTTTAGTCCATATCTGGAAAGAATCTCAGACATTTTCACTGATTGCTTGATCTCATCTTTTGTCATGACAGCAACTCCACGATTCGCCGTCCAGTCTCTTCTTTTGTACAGAATTCAAATCGAACACCGTATTTATCTCTGATCGTGCATAGAGATTTATATAACTGGCAGCCATCAACAGCCTTATCGGAAATTACAGTCTTTACTCTCTTACCGTTTACCGTCTTCCAGATGACTTTGTGTTTTCTTGGATTCTCCCAAAAATACACATCACCAACTGTTTTGATATCTGGCCCGTGTTCACATAGAATAATCAGCTGAATACCTGCTTCACGCGCTCTGATAAGCTCCGTTTTAAATCTTTCATGCTGCTGGCAGACATTCCCACATAACTCCTGTAAATCCTTTTTACGATCAATACAGAGCTTTGCATTGTCTAATGACTGATAATCTCCACAATACAATTTCGAGCGAAAATACTGCACTCCAAGGTCATCAAACTGCTTTTGAATCCGTTCCCATTCTGATTTATGTTCCCTTGTGTCCACTTGTATAACCATTAAAAACACATCCTTTTAATTAAATGGAAGTTCTTCATCAATTCCATCTGGAATACTCATAAAGTCCGTACCTGCCGGATTCGCTCCCATGATAGCTTTTTCTTTCAGATGATCGTCATAGGCTTTTGTGGTACGCTCTTCTGGAATATCTGCATCTTTGATTCCTTCCACGCTGCGGAACCATGCAAGCTTGTGGCGTTTCACTTCTTTATTGTCATACCAGTCTTTCTCCAGACGGAAGATGCCACCGATCAGCTTGCCTTTGAACTGCTGTCCGAAGTTATCACCCCACTTAACAGCAAATCCCGGATTTGACTTTTCTACACATGTAATGAATGTTTTGAGATTACGAACACCATAATCTACACTCTCGTCAATAACCATGTAGTTTGTGCCTGCATTTGGGTATTTCTTGTCTGGGCGAATATCATTCTCAAACTGCTTCATAAAATAACCTGCCTGCTCGTCTCCATCTGCGAAATCAAACAGGACAACGATCATATTCAGTCCGCCCTGGGACTGACGTTCGGACACCTGCTTAATAACCATTTTGTGACCACCAAGCTTAATTGGTTCAAATTCTCCTGCTGCCTGTGTTGTATCATAGCTATTTGGTTTCTGCATTGTCTGCTCCTCCTAATTCATAATAATCTCTGATAACCTTATCCACCTCTGCAAGGTCGTTATCAATAGTCAAACTGTCAAACATCCCAATCGGGGACTTGCTTACCGCTCCCTGACTGGACTGAGTGACAAATAAGTGTTTTCCGCTCTCTTCAATACAGCGAAGAACGATAGTAAACATGCCCTCGATACAAACCTTTTCGTCCAGAAGCTTACCAATTGTCTTAGGCTTTACTTCCCCGGAATCATCTTTTTCTTCATGCATCATAAGGTAAACAATTTTATTCTGCGGTACTTTTGTTACAATGAACTGGATAAGATTCCAGAAATAGTCTCCAATATCATTGTACAGAGCAAACACTGCATTGCCTTTTCCAGCAGAAGCGTGTCCTTTCATGAAATGATTCGTAATAAGATAACCTGCATCATCAATTACAATTGACTCCGCTTTTGATGCGATCAGGCACTTCATTACCTGCTGGTAATCATCTGTAAACCATCCGTCAATCTTTCCTTTGAACGGAAGCGGTTTATTTAATATTCTAATAAGATTCCAGTGTTCATTCTGGCAGTTTCTAAGACTGGTACTCTTGCCAGAACCAGATTTTCCAATAATCAATACTGGTGTTGCCATTGTCATTCCTCCTTGTCATAAACTACATACTTACTGCCCTCAACGATCAGCAAACTTGCGATATCTTTCATTGATAAGGTCGATTCGTTATAGATTTCAACCAGTGCATTGTATACTTCCGATGATACTTTCACAACCGGGTTATCCTTATCAGTTGCAGGCTGTTTCTTTCTCGCCGGAATACGGATTTCAAATTTTCCCATTGTTGCCCTCCTTACATGATTTCTGAGCCGCTAAAAGCCCATTTAGAGCTTGCGTGTAACTCGCCAATGTTCTCGCCTTATACTGCTCCTCTATTGGATTATCTGGAGCAAGTGCAAGCTGAACATCAATCAGTCTCAAGACTTCTTGTATTCTTTCGTTCATAGACTGGCTCCTTTAACTGCTTAAAAAAACAATAGATCGCGTCTGACTTATCTCCCATGCCCGGAACCGTCTTACCGTTCTGAATGGAATCAGCAGCGTGATATTCGAGATGGTCGATAAACATGTCTGGATTCTCCCAGTCAACAATCGGCGCATCACGCTTGTTCAGTTCCCCCAACAAGATATTTACCGCAAGAACCATATTCCATTTTGGAAGAAGCCTTAATTCTTCAAGATTCATTTAACGGACACCTCCCATCAATTAAGAGTTTGAGAAGATGTTCTTTTGCGAGCTTACACTGTTCAGCCGATTCCTTTTCAAGCAGTTCGCTGTCAATATAGATACTATAATGAGCGTCCGAATCCTTGCCCGGCTTCCACCTTGAATTCATAATATCAATATCGCAAAAATGGACATGCGCGGCGATTCTGAAAGAAACGAAAAAATCTGTTTCATTCATTACCCGCCAGCTCAAATCAAAAAGTTCTCTTACTTCTTTTTCAAACATTTTCATTCTCCTTTCATAGATTTCCTATCAGAATCAGACTTATGGTTGTTGCTGCCAGAATCCGATCAAGTCCATTTGTCCATTCCCATATCGGAAGGAATGTTGAAAGGATTCCGATTACTATTGACATCAGAATTTCTCGTTTACGATATTTCTTCATTTGCGTCTCCTCTTATCTAAGAAATACCCATGCTGCATTTGAAAGAATCAATGCCGCCATGGTAATTCCCCATGCACAGAACCATTTCTGTGTCTGTTTCTTGGCTTCTCTTACGACTTCCACTGCATAGAAGTTTTCAAAATCTTCAAAGCTGGTTACTTTTGCACTGTCCATTGTGATTTTATCCTCGGTTTTCTTCATAAAAAATCCTCCTGTTCTCTTGCGAAATACAGGAAGAAATGTTATGATTGATCCTGTAATCCGCTAAGGTTGGTTTAGTGGTTTACGGCTCCGGGGTGGAGGTGCAAGCTCCCTCCGGGGCACTCACTTATTGAGAGCAGCCTTGCCTTTCCAGACATGACCAGTCACTTCATAGACTTTCCTAGGGCTTATGATGTATGTGATTCGGCCACCGGAAAGGCTTTTTGCTGGCTTGTTATTCTGCACAGCCACGCCAATCGGCAACCATCCGTACACAATCCCTGCCCGGATTGCTGTTACAGGGAGTCCGATCAGTTGACTCGCATCAGATACGCTCATACTCTCTGATGAGAACTCTGGCATCTGTGGAATGCCCGATATGATTCTCGCAACCTCTGCGGCGAACTGATGAACTTCTGCATTTTCTTTGATGTAAGTATCAACTTCGCTCATACACTTACTCCTTTCTTGTGATATACTCCCTATAGATGGGAGGTGATAATAATATGAAACCGAATATGGCAAACGGCTCCATAGTTCCGCACAGCGTCCTTGAACAGCAAATAAAAGAAGCTAAAGAAAAAGAATTACGGAAACAGCAATGGCGGCATGATTTCCGAGTAGCTTTATTTAGTGCTGTTGTTGGCGGATTTACTGGATTCCTGGCTACTGTAATCACTCAGATGCTACTTTAGCATCCACTGTGCGAGTAGGCTTCCAAGTACTCCACAGGTAGCCGAAAGCACAAAGCAAAGAATCCAAAATGCGATTCTGTTTTTCAATTTGTTTTCACCTCCAAGTTAAGAAATTTGTAGATAATTTTGTCTACTTTTTAAAGAAAATTTTTTCTTTTTCAGTAAGAGATGTAATCCCAAGTTCACTACAGAGAATATCTGTTTCCCTGTTCGTAAAATCGGCTTTATTTTTACATTTCATCCTGAAGTATTGCCTTGAAATACCTAGTTTCTCAGCTAAATATCCATATTTCTTTCCAGAGTCTTTAATTCTCTGTTCAAGCAATGGAGTATCAACCATTCCTGTTCCTCCTTTCTTTTTGTTGATGTTTCTGTCTACATTTAATACTATAACCCGTGTTGATATTTTTGTCAACAATATTTTCGAAAAATGTTGAAATATTTTTCAACACATGCTATACTCTCATTGTAAGCAGAAAGGAGGTAAACTCCATGAACATAGGAGAAAGAATTAGAAAGTGCCGTGAAAATTTAGACATGACGCAAGAAGAACTGGCATTAAAACTTGGATATAAGTCAAGATCTTCCGTGAATAAGGTTGAAAATTCAAGAGAACTTTCTATAAAGAAAGTGCGTGACTATGCTAAGGCATTAGGCGTATCGCCTGCTTACTTAATGGGATGGACGGAACATAAGCCAGACAATGCAGAATTAGTCGCAGATATCTCAGGAAATCCGCAGCTTCTGTCCTGTATTGAAAAACTCACTAATCTTCCAAAAGACGACCAACAGTTAGTTTATGGCTACGTAGATGCTCTCTATTCCAAAAATAAAGCCGGGGATTAATTTCCCCGGTTTTTTAATACTCTGGCAATGAATCTATAGAAGAATTCAAGCAGACTGTCATCATTTATTTTATCTATCATCTCAATAATTTCCTTCTTATAATCCATAAATAGCCCTCCCTGTCACAACTATCACCTACATTACAGTATATGTCCGGTTTGCGGGAAATAGAACAGAACATTAATTCGTTTTTGCTATTATATCACTAATGTTCGCCCTTGGAAACTGCCAGATATACACCGATATGTTTATGATTGCATAGAAATTATTCGTAATATCAAAGATATAATCTTTTCTGTTTAGTGGCAGGGCGAATAAAAACGGCGGCATGGTCTGCTTTGTTTCATGGGCGCTATTCTTATGTAGGGTAGAAGATCTGTACGCATTTTGGACAGAATACACTTCTGACTCTTCGCGGATATAATCGTCTATGCACATTGGTAAATAAACAATGTAATTAAGCAAAAGCACAGTTCCTATTATAATTAGTATATTTTTGATTATTTTCATTTCACAATCACCTAAAAACTTCTATTTACAACTAAATTTAACGATGCTATAATAAAAATAACATATTTAAACACTTTTTTTTTGCAAATGGCGAAAACAACGCCCATAAGGGAATGATTTGAATGAAAATTGCGATTTGTGACGATGATAATTTACGAATTG